GCGCGAAGGACCAGCGCGTATCCGTGCCGCCCGTATAAGCACCGACTCGCGTTCGGTCCACCCATACACCACCCGACAGTTCAAACATGGCCGTGGTCGTGCCGGCCAGGATGCGCCGCACGGCGTCGAGCTTTGCCACCACGGCCGCACCAATGCAGGCCGCGCCCAGTGCCGGCGTGCTGCCGGGCGTGGTGCCTGTGGGTGCGCCCTTCATGCCTTGATCAAACGGGATCAAATTCGTACAAGACAAGATCGCGCCCGGCGTGGTGGGGTCGCTATCTGGTAAAAATCCGAGTAGTTTTTCCATCACTCGCCGCGATTGATGCTGGAGCGATTTGCGCCGAACTCGCTGCGCAGCAAGGCCCTGCCCCGCGTTGCCGTGGTGTGCGTCATGGCCTCTCGAATTCCCTGCTCAAAGAGTTCATTCCACGTCTGCAGATTGCTTGTGTCCTGCGTGTAGCCGACCGACGCGAGCAAGGTTCCGTAGAGGTAGATATCCGGGTAGTTGTCCAGCACCGTGTTTGTTGACGTGGTTTGAAGATCAAACTTAGCCCAGTAGCGCAACGTGTAGGTGTGCTCAACATCGGCCGGGTTTTCCGTGGCGATGTAGGCGCCATCGACGGTGTAATACGTGCTGCCACTGCTGGACGTGGCGACAGGCAGGCTCGCCGGGTCGCGGTAGATCATCTCGATACGCGGCTCATACGTCGTCAACCAAAGCGCAATTGGCGTGCCGAAGCGCGTAGGAACGGCCATCAGACGCGAATCAATCGTCGCTGTCAGCGTGCTTTCAGCTTCCTGCAGCAACAGCCGCAGCTTGCGATTGATTTTGGATTCGGCGAGCTTGATGAAGTCCGGTATCTTCGCGGTCAGGTCGCCGCGATGAAGATAACCGGTTGCCCCATCAAGCGCCGTCACCAGCTCCGCATAGGTCGTGATGGCCATTTAGCTCACGCTTTCGGAGGGCGTCCGCGACGGGGCGGGGCCACTTCCGGGGCGTCTTTGGGAGAATTGAACTCCGCCCACTCTTGGGGGCTTGCCTGCACAACCTTGCCTGTCTTCAGGTGGTTCGCAAGCTCAGAATCCGGAACCTCGGCAATCTCACGGATGCCAATCCAGTTCCGTTGAATGTCTCTCGGGCCATCCCGATAGTAATACTTCGTACACGTTGCCCCGTTTCCACCGGGCAGCGAAATAATCTTAATGAAAGCCATGTTGGTTCCTTACGGTTAACCAGAGAAGAAAAGGGGGGCCGAAGCCCCCCGCAAGTTACGCTACCATCGCCGTTGCGACCTTGGCATCAGCCAGGATTGCATTAGCTTTTTGGGCCTTGGCGATAAGGGTGTAATCCGAGAGGATTGCCTTACGCTCCGAGTCGTGGGTCTTGGCAAGGTCAACGACTTTCATATCGTCGATGTAGCCAACTTCCCACGTTTCCGGGTCAAGGATGAAGATGTCGCGGTCACGTTGAAACCTATTAGGAATCAAATCCAAAGCCCCGAAATCTGTAATCCACACGCCCACCGAACCCAGCATGGTTGCACCACTCTGGTTCGGGCTGCGGCCCTGGTCTTGATACTGCGTCGCAACGCGGGCAGCGGTAGACGAGAACATGTAGCCCGTAATCTTCTGCTTAGCAGTAGGGGAGCACATGAGCATCGTCGGGGTGCCACCGGCTACATAGCAGTCCTTCACCAGCGTCAGCAGGTCGCCTTCGCTGATTGCCTGCGTGGTAGTCGAGTCTGCGGCTACACCCGTGGGAGTGCCGTAAACATCAGTACCACCGGACAGAACCGCCGTGGTGCCTCCGCCTGCGCGGTCATCGTTGGTGATAATCCACTCCAGCAAACCGGCAGTAGTCGGCGCTGCGGTAGCAGTACCAACATACGAACGCTGGTGACCTACGCCGCCAGTGAGAACGTACTCTTTGGTGCGCTTCAGTTCCTTGCCAAGCTTCGCCATCTGGTACGCAACTTCAGACTTGCGGCCAGCCTTGGTAAGTTGGTCAGCACGGCGAGACACTACAGCAACCTTCCAGCTGATCTGGCAGTAGTTGCCGAAACGCTCTGCGCTTCCGAGTGCAGTACCGGCGAATTCATCACCGTCAATCTGCTTGTTGGAAGTCGCTGCCGCCAGTTCATCGCCCAGCCATTCAACATAGCTGTTCTTGGCGACCATCTTCCCAATGTTGGAAAGGAAAGGCGTTTCCGTAGGAGAAATGTTCTCTACGATATCCGAAAGTTGCTCGCGGACGTTTTGCCCGGTCGCTCCCAAATCCACGCGGTCATGCGTGTTGGCCAATTGCGTCATGATGTTCTCTCCCGAGAATGAGGTTTAATACAGTCGTTCGATTAGCGCCGCAGCGTCTTTGAGCTTCCCGCTTTGCTTCAGACGTCCTTTCAAGCCAGCCAATACTTTTGCCTGTACTTGAACCTTGCCCTGTGCTTTACCGGGAGGGGTTACCCTCGGCATTTGCGCTACCTTTTCCTTAACCTGTTTGGCTTTGGCCTCAGACTCTTGCACCTTTTGCGTGTTCTGCATCGCGTCTAGCGCGAGGAGCACGAGTCTGTGGTTATAAACCTGCCCTACGTCATCAGCCGAAAACCCGTAACGGGTAATCAGGAAGTCACTCAGCTTTGACCTTTCCTCGGGCGTCCATTGAACCCCCCGCTTTTCAAGGCTTCCGCTAAGTTCCGCTTGCTCAGTCTGTAGGTAGTGTTGGAATTGGCGCTGCTGTTCTGCCGCGCTCACCTGTTGCTGCTGTTGCCACTGCATAGCGGCTTGTTGACGGGCTGCCTGCAAGTTTCCGAGTCGGCTTTGCACATCCCGTTCACGCATCAGCCATTCAGCAGGATTCTGCTGTCTGAGTTGCTGCATCTGGGGAGTATTGAGTTCCGCCATCAAGGTCTGTTCTGCAACATTCAATGCTTGGGCGGTTTCAATCGCCTGCTGTTGCATTACGGCTTGCCGCTGCGAGAACTCATGCTCTGCGGCTCGTCGCTGTTCGGCTAGCTCCGTCGTCTTGCGGCGGTAATCGGCTTCCAGTTGTTGGCCCGTTTGTGCCTCTTTCAAAGACACAAGCCGTTCTTCCCCGTTAACCTTGATGCGCATCTTAAGGGTAGCCAGGAGGTCGTCAGGATCGACCCCCAGCGCCTTAGCTACATCATCAAGTGTTTCGAGTGAAACGGATTCAGGCTCTTCCTCTGCCTCATCCTCGTCGCTATCCTGAGAGTCGGATTCCAACTCATCAGATTCTTCCGGTTCCTCTACAGGTTCCGGCTCATCTTCAATTACGTCTGATGCTTCTGGCAGTTCGCCACTGTCGTCCAAAAGCGATTCAATTGCAGCCGCAGCATCAGAAGTGCTGAGAGGCTGCCTTGCGGCTTGGCCTTCCATAAATTAGTTTCCACTTGATAGGACTATGCCGTCATCACGACGGTGCTACTGCCGGATTAGAGTCCGACAGACCGGAACCGCTTACGCCGTTCCAATTCGTGTTCCGAAAGCTTGCCGTGGTCAATCATGCGCCACAGGAGCTTTTTGTAATGCGCCTGCGCCTGAAGCCTGCGGACAAGTTCCAGAGCGTATTTCTCAGAGGCGGGGGAGCCGTCTAACTCGGCTTCCTCTAGGTGCTTTACCAGTGTTTCCCGTAGTGCCGTGGTCGCCTTCTCCCACGCCGGGTCTGTCAGTAACCGTTCCGCTGCTGTGCTTAGGTTGTCCAAAGATTCTCTCCCAGTTGTCCGCGTATTTAAACTGATTCTCCGGCCTGCGCCATGAACCCTTGCTCATGACACCCCCATCGCTTCAGCGTTCTCCCTCTCTTTCGTGAGGTAGAGTTCTTCCATATACGCGCCGTCAGGAAGTTCCTTATCTTCCATCAGAACTACAGGGCCGTCCTCTCCCACGTCGAAATCCAGTGAATAGGCGTCGTAACCGTAAATCCGGATGTTTGGGTCTTCGCACATATCCAATAGGGTAGTGCTGTGGGGAAGGTGCAACTTGATGCCCCTAGCCCATGCAATCCCTAGCAGGAACTCAACGCACCCCCTACCCCGTTCCGCCTTGTGAACGTGCTTATAGGTGAAGTCAGCGCCGTATATCCGGATACCACCAAACTTCTGGTAAATCGCATACGCCACGGCATAGGCCACCGTACCATTAAGATACGGCACCCCTATGTCCTTGATGACTTCCTGTAAGGGATAAGCCATCGCCCCCGGATAGTCGGGATAAACTTTACTGGTAAAGAACTTGGGGTGGTTCTTCAGCCACCCCATCATCCGCTTGATGTTTCTGTTAGGACGGGATTCCTGAAGCTTACAATCATCCATCGCAAACAGGAGGTCATGCTTGATGACCCCCCCCATCGCGTTCACTGTCCAGACTTCATCAGTCTCCCAAG